AGAGCAATTAGTCAATAACGAAGTGGACTATATAAAAGAACTGGTTTTTAAAGACAGACATCAAGAGCTTTTTGATTTTATGTACGTCAATTCTTTTAGAAACTTTAAAGATATAGACGATAACGAGGTTAGAGAGATATACATGAACTTATATGGAGATATGTTTGACGAAGAGGAGGCTGTCTGATGAGTGAACCAACAATGAGAAAAGCAGTTGAAGATAGGTGGTATGTATTAATCGAACAACATGTTTTTGATTCGTTTCAACATGGTTGCGTGGAAGATTGTTTGGCCGACCTTGAGTGTTTAGCTAATGCAAAAACATTCAAGGAAATTTGTGAGATAGGCCAGAGAGATTATAGAGAAGAAATCAGATTACTGAGAAAGGAATTAGAGGGTGTGTCTGATGAGTAAAAATAATTACGATAATATAGCGGTATGGGATTTAACTTTCTATAGGCTAGATGATGACGGAAACCCACTTGAAGATGATGACGGAAAAGTAATCACATATAGAGTAGAAAATTATGGTACTTCATACTTAGGGCAGCACACAAACAGGGAACTGGCAGAAGGATTAGATATTGAAGATTTAGAGGAGGTGTCTGATGAGTAGAAGTATAGACGAACACAAACTCCTTGAAAAACTAAGAGAGGACGAGAACAAGTCACTAAAGAGACTTATAGGGAACGGACTGGCCAATCAAGAGGAACGAGATCAGTTGATTGGGGAAATTGCCTACATTAGTCATTTAATTATATGGTTAAAAGCGGAGGTGGGTGATGAATAGTGCTGAAGGAAAAACCTATCTGTTAGATATAACGGGGATATGTGTTGAAGAAGATGAGATTGAAAACACTACTATACATGTTTGCAGAAATGGAGAATGGTGCGAAATTCCGTGGGACAAAAGCGACATTGTTGGAACTTTATCTGAAGGTTTCTTGGCAGATGAACGAACAGATAAGGAGTACGATGAACGATGAAGAACATAGTTTGTAGGTATTGTGGAGGAAACTGTCCGAACGAAGAGGAAAACAGTCTTTATTTGTGTGACGGGTATGCGGGAGACATAGACGGCTTATACGCAAAAGAAAGTGATTCAAAACAACGATTTACTGGACAAACGGAGAAGTTTGAGCAATCATTTAATGAGATTTTTATTAACGGAGAGAGCAATGACTAAAATATGGCGAAAGCAAGAATGGGAACAACGAGAACTATTCCCTAAAAGGCCCACACAATATAATGACCCTAGTTTCAAAATGTTTGTAAGGGATATGTATGACGCAAACTGTAAAGAGAGAAGGGAACACGGGCAAAAAGAATACAAAAACATTTTTTCCTACTTCAGAAAAAACCACCAGTTTGTAGTCGATAAATTTGAGAAAACACGGAAGGAGGAAAGTAATGGTTAGTGGCAAAGAAAAAGACTTCAAAGTGAGAGGCACCTACCGATTAAGGCAAGAAGGTAGAAAAAACGAGTGGGTAGCGATTGACTCAAAAGGGCATGGAGTCAAGTTAGGGACAAACGACCTTAAGCAAGCAAAGAAACGAGCAGGGGCGGCTATAAGGAAAATGGAAAAAACGAGATGATTAGGTACAGAACCCATTTGGAACTAGACCAGGCGAAAGACCTAATGACCGCCATAAACCAAAACCAACTACACGACCTACTACCTTTTTTAAGAATAGGTATCAAAGGCGCAAAGAAAAGCTACCGTTTGTGTATTGATTGTCCCGCAGACAGCCACCCAAGAATAGTGAACAAGATACAAGATTCTTTGGGCCTATCGTTCACTTGGGAGGAATACGATGAAAAAAAGGTTGTTGAAGAAGCTACAGGCATGACTCCTGAGTTTAAGAAGTATGCTCAAGAAGTTATGGGCGTCAAAAACTAATGAACAGTCTAAACGAGATCTTATATCCTCATGTTGAATTAATAGAACTAACCGATGTCGAACTTCTCAGAGCTTACGAGCAGCTAAAAAAGAATCCCCCCGAAGATATGAACGAAGTTTTAAGGGTTTCCAACGAGCTTATTAACAGAGGTTGGAGAAAAACAGAGGAAGAGGAGTGGGAATGGCGAGTACCAGGGCTTTAGTTTTCTTTCAGTTGCTTGTACTCGTACAGATTTTCCATAATAGTCTCAAACATTCTTCTAAAATCAGCAAGTTTCATAAAAGGTAAGTCCTGTTGGCTTTGGTGACTACAGTATATTTTATAACAGTCCTGTAATTGTTCTTCTGTATAAAGAATCATTCTATTTCCTCAAACACAGCGTCCTCGGCCTCAAGCAAAGGCTGATAGTCAGCGAGTAGTGCGTCAATCTTCTGTTTAATCTCTTTTTCAGACAAGGACTCAAGCGTTCCTGTTCTTATTTCTTTTCTCTCCACATAGAGTCCGGCAGCACGGCCTCGTTGCACCTCAGCAGAAACGGCGGCGGTTAGGTTGCCTTTATCGATAGCCTGGTCTCTGATTTCTGCTAGTTTCCTTATGTGTCTGTTAAAGGTGACATCGAACTTTTGTTGTAGTTCGGACTCGAGCTCTTGTATATACCTAACAACTAAAGGGAATTTTCTAGGGTTGGTTAGCTCCGAAGCTCGAACATGTGCGCTTGATTTACCATACCCCGCCTCGATAGCGCATTCCGTCTTTGTTTTTGTGCCGTCATTATAAACCAAGGCCCTCGCAAACCTTTTTTGCTTGTCCGTGAGGTGCTTTTTGTTGTTCCCTGTAGGGTTGCCAGAAACTGCATTCATAGACACGATTTTACGGAAAAAATAGCCACAGTAAACCCCATAAGAGCAGTCTTATACGCTGAAACCCTTATAAAACAAGGGGAAAAATGTTAGACCATAAAACCTGTCCCATAAAAATCCTTTGTTTTTACTGTGGCAAATGCGCAAAAACACCCTATTTTCCTTAGATTATTAGATGAACATTAGACGGCCCATATAACATTGAAACCCTTATAGGGGCTATATTTGGGGCAAAATACTTCGTGTTAGACGAAAAATACTGAGTGCGCCTGATAGTCTTTTTCTCTGAAAAACTCAAAAATCCATCTAAGATATAATGTTTTGATGAAAAGCAGGGTATATAGGGTTTTGAGTATTATATTATATGTTAGTTAGACGGACTCGTCTTCATCTAACATTTTTGCCAATTAAACCGGGGAAGCCCCCTCCCCCGGTTCAACCTGAGCCGTTCCTAAACGCGCAAACATCTCTTCTCGGCTCATTTGTTTGTTTTCTTCTCTGAAACAACGACTATCAGTTTATCCAAGTACCACCGAGCCTTTTTTAAGTCCTCGATTGGTTTTCCCTTATGCCTGAATCTCAAAAGATACTTCAAGATGTTCCCGAGCAAGTAGCCGATAAAGCCCCGGTCCCCGGTTCGCTCTCCACTGGTCGCTATCTCAATAACATCGATCACTTCCATTCCACCTTGCTTATAGTGCGGTGGGTGGTTGACCATATCCTTCTTAGTCATCGTGCAACCACTCCTTGACCTCGCCTAAAACCTCATTACTGATCTTCACTTTCTTGCGCAATGACTCCAATATCTTCTCGTCCACGGTCCCTGGCACCACTAAATCCACATAAGTACAGCGGTTGGCCTGTCCGATCCGGTGAATACGGTCCTCGGCTTGTAACCTCAATTCCAAATCATAGCTGTTGGAGTAAAAGATCATCGTATCCGCCGCGGTCAATGTAAGTCCACGGCCCCCGGTGTGCGGATTGGACACAAAGAACCGCAGTTCGCTGTCCTCGTCTTGAAAATCGTCCAACACCTTCTCACGCCGACTCACCGAAGTCAGTCCGTAAAACGAGGCCACACTCTCCACCCCGTACTTCTCGCCAATCGCCTGTTCCAGTTCCTCAATATCGGTCTGAAACACCGCAAAGATAATCACCTTGCCCCGCGTTTCCTCCAATAAAGAGAGCACTTCTTTCACCCGATTGTTCTTCAGAACCACCGTATTGCCGTCACCGTCCCGTAAACTCCCTGCCACCACTTGTTGCAGTCTCATCAACTGCGTTAGCACACTTTGCGTACTGAACAAATTGTCCTCGATAATCATCAAGGCTTCCTTTTTCATGGTGTGATAGGCGTCTTTTTGCTCTTGCGTCATCTCGATTTCTCGGCGCATATAAACTTTTTCCGGTAAATCCAGACACTCGTCCTTGGTGTAGCGCACGGAAAAATCACTCAGCGCACCCTGCAACTCGTCCAGGCGTTGAAAATCCACGATTTCCTGAAAACTTCGTCCGCGTCCCAGTTGTCGCTGTTTAATCACAGCATACCTGGCGCGAAACGCGTAATAACTAGAGAACCCTAAAAGATTGGGACTCAGAAAAGCGCACTGTGAAAACAAATCCAACGGCGCTTTCGTCACCGGAAAGCCGGTCAGAATCCGCTTATAGCGCGGCAGAGTAGAGAGTTTCAACAAGTTCTTGGTCCGCTGTGCTTTGGGATTCTTAATCAGTGTCGATTCATCGACCGCCATCATACAATGGTGCACATTGAGAAAATTTTCCACGAACACACAACCTTTCTTCGTGGAAAACGCTTCCACATTAATCGTCAAAATGTTCAGTCGTCCGTGCGAATCGTCCTTGACCATCTCATCATAAGCCTCGCGCCATGCTCTCGTGTGATTGGGTTGCCACACCAACACTTTGCGTTCAATATGCTCCGGCAAGTGCCTCGGGATCTCCAACTTATCCCAGTTCCTCAAATTCCCCTTCGGCGTGACCACCACCAACGCATCGATCTTGCCTTCATCAAACAAAATCGCCGCATTGTCCAACAACACTTTGGACTTGCCCAAACCCATTTCCAGAAAGTACGCATACTCCTGGCGGTGCAAAGACCGCTGTAAGCTTTTCAGTTGGTGCTCGTAAGGTGTTGTTTTAAAAGGATATTCTGCGATATTCATTGACCACCTCCGGCCTTTTCCCATTCCCCGACCGCAACGGCGGTGCAGTGCGTATCGCCTCTTTTGACCTTATTAACAAACCAATCGGCAAAATCGCCTTGGTGTTCGTCAAACCATTTTATAAACTCCGGGTCGTAGCGTTTGATATGCACCCCCTCAACAAAAGGTCGGGTTGGGTTCATGCGTTGCCAGTTTTTTATCTTAATCATCAAAGAAACCCCCGGTTTTAACATAAACCGTAGAAAACTCCTGTAGTTTTTCCAATGTTTTTTTGTAGTTGCCTCTTGGCAAACTTGATCGATTTAAAAAATTAGAGACGCACTCTTTTCTTACCCCTATAATTTTAGACAACGCTTTTATGGCGGCTTCTTCGGAAAACCCAAGTTCTTCCAAGTCCTTTATCGCTTGAGGCACGGTCTTCGACGCCTGTTTTTGTTGTCGGGCCCTTTTCCTAAGCCCTATTATTCTTTCTTCCATTGTCACTTTGTTTCCTCTCTCGTAAACACCGGGGTTTGTTCGCCCACATAGGCCCCGGTCACATTAAATTCCATATACTCCACGGCGTCCTCGTAATTGCATTCCATGTCTCTTTCCAGTATCTCAATGCACTTGTCATAACTATAGACCGCCCTCGGTGGTCCCCACTCCAAAGACATACCTATAAAAGCCTCTTCAAAGCCGTCCGCTAAAAGCGCGGATTGGTCCGTTTCCTCAAGGTAGCGGGTCCAGTCCTTTAATCGCGTTTTACCGTACACACTACCCTCCCGTCGTTGGGGTTGGGTAGGTGTTCTCGGGGCGCTGATAAGAATTTTTCTCGACCTCCTGGATAAGTTTCCTAACTTTTTTCCCCAGTTTAGCGTCATTGGGGTAATCGTAGGCCAACGCTTTAAGTTCTTTAAGTCCAAGGGACTGGTGTTCTTTGTTTCTTACTCTCATCATTGAAAACTCTCCTGAACACGCTCCTCGGCGATCTTTACTTTAATATCGTCTCGGTCATCGTCTGCATGAAGGCTATGTTCCTTGGCCAAGGTATTTATTTTCTCGTCCAATAAACCTTTCTCGTCTTCATCGTCTATGTCTTGATAGATCAGTTCCATGACGTAATCGTAGTAGTCGTTACTCATCAGACCATCTCCAAAGGATGTATTGCATCAAACTGCTTTAACCAGGATTCTTCTTGAGCGGAAAGCCTTTTTCCGTACCTCTCGTGGTAGGCTCCCGGCATCATTTGCAGTCGGTGTATTTTCGCTAAGTCGTCTCTTGTGAAAGGGCGGTTCTCGCACTCAATAAGAAACTCGTCCAAAGCCTTGTGCGCGGCACTAAAATACTCGCCCCCTGCAAAGACTTGTTGCTCGTTATTTATGTGTAAGTCGCTTGTTTTGCTCATTATTCCCACTCCCCCGCGCGAATGTCCGTGACATTTGTTTTCAACGCGGCGCGTTTTTCGTTTTCTTCTTCGACCCAAGGTATTTCTTCGTCAACAAAAGAAAACTCGGTGTTGATTTGAAGCATGTTTCCGTTTAGATTCACAGGAAGGTCGCTGTCTAGGTCTAAACAGCGTTGCATGTCTTTAGGGAACCTCCCCACAAAGATTTCGGTGGGCCGGTTATTAAAAATAATGCTCAAAAGATAAACAATTTGCTCATTACTTAGTTGGTTTACCAAGTCGTTTAGGTCGGTCGCCCTTATTTCGTTATTTTCCATAATTATACTCTCTCTATTAAATGGTTTGTATGGGAAGTGTATCTCTTTTAAAGATATAGGTCAAGTGTTTTATAGGCTAAAAAATAAATTTGCTTTTGTTTTATTTTTCGTTTACCATCGTTCTACAAATCACAGTAACGGTTATATAGAAACCGTATAAACAAAGTGACCGGAGGACCTTAACCCCTCTTACTTTTAGTTGAGTAAAACGTTTCATAATCACGGTGCTCCGGTTGCGACAGAACAAAGGAAAGAAAATGAAGAATAATATTGTAGACATGTTTGAACAAGCGACCGAACGCAAAGTTACCAAACTAGACGACACCCAATTAAACACCCTCAGCGAAAGTATAGATAAAATGTTGCGCATTGGCGGCGAAATCGGCAATGCCGAAGAAAAATTGCGCAAACTAAGGGACCAATACCGTCAATTATCGGAAGAAGACCTCCCTGCCAAACTTGCCTCCATCGGCATGAAAGAGTTACGGCTTGAGGACGGCTCCAAAATTACTATAGAAGACTTTTATTCTGCGCGGATCACCGAGAAGAATAAAGAAACAGCGCACGCCTGGCTACGAGAAAACGGCCACGGTGACATTATTAAGAACGAAATAAGCGTTTCCTTCGGCAAAGGCGAAGATGAAACAGCATTAGAGACAATGGATCTTTTGCAACAGCAAGGGCACACACCCAAGCAACGCGAAGCGGTCCACCCATCCACCCTCAAGGCGTTCGTAAAAGAACGAATTGAAAGTGGCGATAACGCGTTCAATCAGGCGATACAAAAGAACTTTTCTTTGTATCAAGGGAAACGGACGAAAATCACTAAATAAATAAAGAAAAGGAAAAACAATGGCAACGAAAAAGCAAGACAATATGATGTCACTATTCGAGGATAACGCAGGCGCCGGTATCGGCGAAATCACAGCGGATGATTTGGGAACCCCGCGTATCACTATAATACAACCCGGGAGTCCGCAAATTAAGAAAACCCATGCGAAGTATTCGCCGGACGCCAAAGTAGGCGATCTGATGTTTACCGCAACCAACACGTTCGTGGACGGCGATGAAGGCATACGCTTTCTACCTGTTTACTACGATCGAAACTACGTTGAGTGGAAGGAAGGACGCCAAGGCTTTGTCGCCGTGCATCCTCTGGACACACCTTTGATGGCGCAAACCACGAGAGACCAAAGCTATAACGACGTTTTAACAAAGCCCGACGGTTCGCGCACTATTTTGCAAAACACAGCGAATCACTACGGTTTTGCAGAAATTAACGGAGAATTACAGCGTTGCGTGATTAATATGTCACGATCACAGCTTAAAGTCTCGAGAGCATGGCTTGGTTTGATAAACGGTACCCGTATGAACGGAGCCAAAGGAGAGTTCACGCCTCCGTCTTATTCGCACTGGTACCTTATTAGGGTGGTAGAAATAAATGGCGACAAAGGCAACTACTACAACTTTGCTGTGACACAGGAGCGTTCGTTAAACAACAAAGAGACAGAACTCTTTGGCGAAGCGCAGGAGTTCTCAAGTTTTGCTCAGAAAGGCGGGATGCAACCCGTACTGCCTAAAGCTTCAGAAAGCACTCAAGCAGTAGAAGATCAGTCGACGGACTGGTAGAGGACTGCTAACGGCAAGAGGCTCTGTTTATCTGGGTTTAATTCAGCCCTATTCTCCCAGAGCCTCTTGTTAGCAAAGGGGCGCTATGGAAAAAACAGCACTAGATTTTATGGAAATATTTGCCGGACTGGACAGAGCCTATGGTGTTTACGAAATACAGGGCACAAAGCAGACAGCAAAAGGCACAAAGAAACAAGGCAAAGGCCGAACATTGCAAGAACCACTGTCCCTGGTCCACTGGCAACAGCACTTAGAAGGCACAACATCTATTGGCGTTATCCCCATTACTGACGACGAGACCTGTCAGTGGGGTTGCATAGACGTTGACGAATATCCGGTTGACATAGACCACCTACAAAAACTCATTAAAGACATGCAACTGCCCTTGGTCCCCTGTATGACCAAATCCGGCGGGGTGCACTTGTTTCTCTTTACCAAAAAACAAGTGCCCGCACTTAAACTTAAAAACAAATTGGAAGACCTTGCCGCAGCTATGGGCCGCACGGGAGACGAAATCTTTCCTAAACAATATCAATGGGCCAAGCAGCTACCGAAGGAAAAACAAACGGGCAACTGGTTAAACATGCCCTATTTCGGGGGAACAGACACAACGCGGTACGCAATCAACAGAAAAGGCGATGCTCTCTCCCCCGATGAATTTATCAAAGCAGTCAAGAGAACCGCTGTCACAGAGGAACAACTTGACAACCTTAAACCAATTAAGAAAAGCCGCAAGGCTAACGGGGAGGGTTTGAAAGAATCCTTCTGGGAACAAGCACCACCGTGTTTGGTACACATGAAGCTAAACGGGATACCTGAAGGCACCCGCAACGACGCTCTTTTCTCTTACGGCGTGCTGTTTAAAAAACTGCACCCGGAAAGCGATGAATGGCGCGACAAACTTCAGGAGGTGAACAAAACAGCGTGTCACAAGCCCCTGTCACACACTGAATTGAACGCCTTAATGAATAGTCTTGATAAATCGGACTATCGTTACAAGTGTACCACACCGCCCTTGGTAAACCATTGCCAAGCTGGTGTTTGTGTTACTAGAAGGTACGGTATTGATGCCTCTGAAAAAGAGGTAAAACTGACCGGACTTAGAAAGTATCTAACGGACCCTCCCTTATGGCACTTGGATATAGAAGGACAAACTCTGGTTCTTGAGACTCGACAACTACACAACTTTTCTTTGTACCAACAAAGATGTATGGAAGTGCTAAATGTTTGTCCCCCGGACATTAAGAAAAAAGATTGGGTGCTAAGACTCAATGCTCTTTTGCAAGAGGTCCAGGAAATCGAAGTGCCACCAGACATGACCAAAGCGGGACTTTTACAGGATGCAGTCCTAGAGTTCTGCAAAAACACCGAGTCAACTGCGCGAGTGGCCATTGTTGCCGGGGCAGTCTATAGGAACGAGGAAACGAAGCCACATGAATGGTGGTTTCGTGGCCGAGATTTGGTAAAGTATATTAAGGACTTTAAAAATATGAAGACCATAAGAGACGCTGAGATTTTTAACGAGTTGAAAGAACTGGGAGCCCACACAGCGACAAAATACATAGACAAAGGGGCTGGCGCTACTTCCATCTGGATTCTTGAGACACCTGAACAGTCTGCTTTAAATGTCAGTGCTAAAGACTTCAAGCTCAATAGACCCAAAAAGGATTGGGAAGATGAGTAGGGAGTTTCGTGTAACCAAATACTTTGGGCCCCCAGGAACCGGCAAAACCACTACACTACTTCGACACGTAGAGCAACACCTAGACGAAGGAATTGCTCCCGATCAAATTGCATTTATTTCTTTTTCGGTGAAGGCCGCAGAAGAGGGGAAAGCACGGGCGCGAGCACGTCTTGGCTTAGACAAAGACGAACTGGCCTACTTTTGCACGAGCCACGCTTTTTGCAAACGCGTTATGGGAATTACTCGTGTGTTGGAAGGGACTGATATTAAAGAGTTTTTGGAAGCGTACAGTTTTCCTTTGACCCAACACTATCACGGGAACACCCGTAAATCTTTAGAAGCCATGTTGGAAGACCCCTACTTTCAGATCATCGAGAGCGCTAAAGCCAACTGCAACAGCGTTGGTGTGGAAAGACTTAAAACAGACTTAAAACAACGACAAAAAATCGTGCCTCCCATGCTAGAAACGATTGATCGCGCGTGGGCACAGTACCGAGAAGAAAATAAAATCTATTCTTTTGCCGACATGATTATCGAGTTTCTTGAAAAGGGCAAAGTGCCGCCGCTTGAAGTTTTGGTGGTGGACGAGGCTCAGGATTTAGCGGAATTGAATTGGCGCCTGATAGAAAAGCTCATGTCCGTGGTCCCCGTTTCTTACATCGCGGGCGACGATGACCAAGCCATTTACGAGTGGAACGGAGCAAGGCCCGACCGGTTTATTGGCATGAAAGGGGAAACCGTGGTCCTCGATCAGTCTTACCGAGTACCGCGGCAAATTCACCAACAAGCCGAACAAATCGCTCGACGCATACAGCGCCGGCAAGAGAAGACCTACCTTCCCCGAAGCGAAGAAGGCAGCCTGGAGCACTTGCATTCAGCGAAATTTTTACCCTTGGACGAGGGGCAGTGGTTGATCTTGGCGTCTTGCGACTACATGTTGGACAGAAACCGTAAGCACTTGATTGACCAAGGTATTCCGTTTTCTCACAACACTTTTCGCTATATCCCTTTGTCCATGGTCAGAGCCATAGAGGGGTGGAAAAAACTAAACAAGAAACGCACCAACATAACGGTGGGGGAACTGGAATCGGTTTACAGATACTTAACCAAAAACGAGGTGCGAAGAGGGTTTTTATCCGCACCGGCAAAAGAGGAGGACAAACAAAGAAAACTTTCTAAAAAGGCAGTCGTTAGCGCTTTTGGGCTTAATGAAGATTGTCTGGGGCGAACTTGGGAAGAAATATTTACACGAAGAATTAACGAAGAACGAAGAGCATTTATTAAAAAAGCACTTAGCAACAACGAAGATTTAAACAGCGAGCCGCGAGTGGCTCTGTCCACAATACACAAAGCCAAAGGCGGCGAAGCAGATAACGTAGCAGTGTTGTTGGACTTGTCTCCCGCACAAAAACTCAATGCTGTTCTTAATGCCGACAGTTTGCACCGACAATTCTATGTCGCTGTAACTCGCGCTAAAGAAAATCTTTTCCTTATTAACGCAAAAAACGAGAGTTTAAAATATGGCCTTTAAAACCTTTCAGCCACCTACAGAGTGGAACCCACCGGACATTTTTCCTACCGAACAACTTAAAGACGCAGACGAAATTGCGATCGACCTTGAAACCCGAGACCCTAATCTTAAGGACAAAGGTCCTGGTTATATCAGAGGCGACGGCGAGGTCGTCGGCATCTCCGTTGCTTGCGACGGTTATGCGGACTATTTTCCCTTTGCCCATGAAACAGGGTTTAATTTTCCCAAGAAAAGAATACTGGAGTTTACTAAAGACATTGTGTCTGGTAACAGCGACAAAATATTTCATAACGCTATGTATGATGTGGGTTGGCTAAAGAACGAAGGCATTGATGTTAAGGGACGCGTTATAGACACCATGGTTGTCGCTCCTTTAATTAACGAAAACATGTACTGGTATACGCTAAACGCTTTGGGCATGGAATACTTGCAAGAAGGTAAGTCAGAGGCAGAACTCAGACAAGCGGCAGAGGAATGGGGCATTGATCCTAAAGCAGAGATGTGGAGACTGCCCTCATCGTATGTTGGGACGTACGCTACACAGGATGCGGCACTGACTCTGAAGCTTTGGAACCATTTTAAGATTCATCTGGAAGAGCAGAACCTATGGAACATTTTTAATTTGGAAACAGACTTATTTCCTGTGTTATTCAACATGAAAATGACGGGAGTACGCGTCGACCTCGACAGAGCAGAGCAGTTAAAGAAACAACTGGTACGGGAAGAAAAGAAGACGTTGAAAGAGGTGGAAAAGGAATCAGGGATTAAAGAAGTTAGAGTCTGGGCGGCAAGCTCTGTGGCCCAAGTCTTTGATGTCTGTAAGATCCCTTATAACCACACCGCTAAAGGCAACCCCAGTTTTACTAAAGCGTTTTTAGCCAATCAAAAGCATCCCGTGGCGCAAAAAATTATGCGTGTGAGAGAACTGAACAAAGCGCACAAAACGTTTATCGATACGATTGTTAAACATGCCCACAACGAAAGGATTCACGCGGACGTTCGACAATTAAAAGGAGAGACCGGAGGCACCGTTACCGGACGATTGTCGATGAGCAACCCGAACCTACAGCAAGTCCCCGCTAGAGACAAAGAACTGGGTCCGCTTATTCGTTCTTTGTTCTTACCGGAAGAAGGACAGAAGTGGTGTTCGGCGGATTTTTCACAACAAGAGCCTAGAATACTGACTCATTTCGCCTATCGTTCCAAATACGAAGGGGCAGACACGGTGGCAGAAGCCTATGTTAATGGGGAAGCTGATTTTCACCAAGAGGTCGCAGACTTAGTAGGCATTGATCGTAAAACAGCTAAGACGATAGGGCTTGGTATTATGTACGGCATGGGCAAAGGGAAACTTGCTGACCAACTCGGCGTGGACGTGGAAGAAGCGAGCGATGTTCTGATGCGGTTTAACACTTATGCGCCCTTTGTTCGGCAAATGGCAGACACAGTGACGCGCAGCGCCAGCACCCGAGGATACATTAAAACCCTGCTTGGACGGCGCTGTCATTTTGACATGTGGGAACCGCGCCAATACGGCACGGGAAGGCCCTTGAAGTACAAGGAAGCCATGCACGAATACAACGGTGAAATCAAACGCGCTTTCGTTTATAAGGCGTTGAACAAACTCATCCAGGGGTCAGCCGCGGACATGACTAAAAAAGCGATGCTAGACTGTTTTAATGCGTCCTACGCGCCTTTATTGCAGGTACACGACGAGCTTGTGTTTTCGGTGTCCAGTAAAGAGGAGGTTAAAGCGATCGTAGAGATAATGGAACGAGCCGTGCTTCTTGAAGTGCCGAACAAAGTGGACGCGGAAATAGGAAAAAACTGGGGCGACTCAATGTCATAAAATATGTTGTATATATTAGGGGACTTGTACTATAATCTATCAGACAAAGCTTAAATGGAGAAAGCAGTGAACACCAAAAAATGGAAAAGCGTAGCTATACGAATAGAAATCGTCGAACTTGCTCGAAGAATCGGGGAAGCAACAGAACGACCAACCAGTAATGTTTTTGCGCAAGCTATTAAAGAAATGGCGCAAAGAGAAAAGATTAAATAAGGGGAACGGTATGTTTTGTGTAGGACAAAACTTCCCCGATTTTTTCTTGTCGGGAGTCGACGAAAACAATGAGCTTGTAAACATAAGCCGTTGTTGTTTAGAGGATCAATGGTCCGTCATTTATTTTTACCCCAAAGACTTTACTTTTATTTGCCCAACCGAGATAGCGGAAATGGACAGGTTGGTGGACGAAGGCGCAGAGGTTTTGGGCATTAGCGGAGACAATGAGTTTTGTAAACTTAATTGGAAAGAGTCCAACACACTCATCGGAGACATTAAGCACACCCTTGCTGCGGACTGCGGCTTGTTCTTAGCAGACGAATTAGGTGTCCTAGACATCAAGGAGGGGGTTTGTTTAAGGGCGACCTTCATAGTTGATCCTGAAGGCGTTATTCAACATGTGTCGGTAAACGCTCTGGACACCGGTAGAAATGTAGATGAAATTATAAGAACCCTAAAAGCTCTTCAAGCAGGGGGTCTTACAGGCTGTGCTTGGGAGCCCGGCGACGATTTTGTTGCATGAAACACGATATTTTATTTGAGTCCCCCTATGAATACGCGGAACTGACTCAAGAAACCGAAGACGGAAGACGTCTTTATGTCTATGGGGAAGAACGGCTCCCCTCCGTTACCACCATTTTATCCGGGACCAAAGACGGCGACAGTTTAAAAAAATGGGTTGAGAAAGTTGGTCAACAAGAAGCCGACCGAATACGCAGTGAAGCCGCGGCTCGCGGTACCGAAATGCACGCGATTCTTGAAAAACAAATAACACAAGGAGACATTTGGGACTACTACCCCGACACCCCTGAAAAGAAAAAAGCGTATAAAATGGCTTGTACCATCATGGACCAAGGGTTTCCGTCCATTGACCAAGTGTACGGTTGTGAGGTGCCTTTATATTATCCAGGGAAATACGCCGGCACCGCTGATGTGATCGGGAGACACTTGGGCGAAGAAGCCATCATGGATTTTAAACAAACCAATATACCTAAGAAGAGCAGACGTTACGTTTGGGACTATTTTCAACAACTTGCGGCTTATGCGACAGCGCACAATGAATTACACGGCACCAAAATTAAAAAAGGCGTCATTATGATGTGCTCAGTGGACGGCTTTTATCAAGAGTTTGTTCTGGAAAACCGTGAATTTGATCGTGCTGTTGAGGCTTGGAACGATAGAGTAGAAAGGTTTAGTCTTCTGTAGTAAAAAGAGCATTTAACTCTTCGTCAGAAAGCGTTGTTGGGCTTGTAATGTCTTGGTTCTTTTTGTTTTCTTCAAACTCTACTGATTTTTGAACAACCCCCTGCCATGTCCACGCAACCGGTTTTTGCGCCCACTTGTTATAAGACAATCTTTCTATTCTTTCCGCCAAAGTGCTGACCCGTTCGCTTATTTCTTGGTCAGACAAAAGATCCGGATTTTTTGATTGCACGTTCCTAAGCTCGGTATCATAAGCCTTTACAAAACTGGAAATACTGGTGGGCACATACAACGGATTGTCGTTGCGATCCGGTATGATGTTTGCTCTGTCCGCTGTTCTTAAAGATTTGAGCCGATCTTTTTCTGCAAGAAAGTTAAATGTTTCAGCAGGAGAAGTACCGAGAATGGGTGCCATCCAATGAATATCTAAACGCAAATCTCTCACCTGTTCAAAATGTTGTCGTTGCAACTCATCGTAAGCTGCGATCATCGCCGGCATGTCGTCGTAACCCAGTTCGCGGCCCTCGGCTCTATAGAAAATACCTTTGGCCCACGATTCGCTGGTACTCAATGCGTTGTTAAAAGCAGAAATTTTATAGTCATTGATGATTTCTTTGGGAGTAATTTGATCGGTTTTAAACCCCATAGTATAGGCCAGAGAACGCAAAAGATTTCTTTCTCTGCTTCTTTTATCCAGCGCTTCTTCTCCTGTAAGCACCAGAGCCTTTCCTACATCAAGGGACTCATGGAAAATTTTTGGCGACACAGTGCTAATAAAACGCGTACTTCTGTCTTTTAGTTGTTTCCACCAAGGCGCATTTGGATCTGTGTAGGGCCTGCCTGTTTCTCGATCTTCTCCGCTGGTAAACTCCAACACCGCCCTTTTCATAATTTTTTCGTCGGTGTAGCTTGATCGCACGTTTTTTAAAGACTGCATAAATGTGTCCCAAATTTTATCTGAAGCCTCTTCTCCCAAATACGCATCGGTGGCAAGATACTTTAAGAGCAGCCTGGACGGCTCAGAGATTAACGTAAAACCATCCGTGTGTGAAAAATCATACACTTCAAGCGTGCCGTCTTCGTCGGCATCTGATACAAAAATAAGATTGTTGTTGACCGACCACTCCGCAACAAAACGAGACAAGGCTTGAGGAGCGAGCAGTGCTGTTGCTCCAACACTGATTCCCGCTACTTTGGCCGTTTTCCCTGCGAAGCGTAGTGCAGAAGCGGCTGCCATAAACGTTCCTGGTCCGACCATCCAAGCACCATTAGCCACTCCACGCAAGGCGGCTCTTTTTTGCAAGCGAGACTTTAGCCCGGCATCAACTGCGGGATCGCCCGAGTGTGCCAACTGGTGCTCCAGCAACGCGGTCTTCACAACGTTTGCTTGGCTTGTTATTACCGCAGTATTAAAGCCAGGAAAATTGGCAACCAAGCTCATTCTTAAAGCATCGAGAATGTTCGGCAACCGATTGTAGTTTGGAATGTTTCTTCGAGTAAGAAACGAAGCCCTGGCATGAATGGCTTTTTGTAGGTTCTCGGCCGGTGTGCTTTCCGAACGCGTTACTTTTCGACCGCCTTGCTCAACAATCAACTCAGAGATCATGTCAAAGAGGTTTTCCATTTGCTGCTCTGATAGATTCTGCACACCGTTAGGGGCAAAGATACCAAAACCGGACTCTCTTTCTCCAAGATAATTCATTATTTTAGGTATGTCGTCGGCCAGTTGATACAGTTCTTCTGCTGTGCGCAACGACCTTTGAAGCGCTTTTTTACCTTTTTCAGCCCTGCTAACAGCGCTTTCTTCTAAATAATCAGTAAACTCTTGCCATGTGGCCATGCCCTGCATTCTGTCCAGCATTGCTTTTCGTTCTCCAAGCATTACACTTGAACCAATGATTCCTTCTCCTACAATATAATCCAGTTCCGCTGAAGACATGTCTCCAAACTGTTCTTTAATATACTGCGCTGCCGCACGCGGGTTTTTATACGCCTGCCAATTGCCCGACATTTGAGGAAAGAACATCGCGCTTTGTAGGTTTCTGCTTTGTGTTTTTATGGAAAGGTTTAAATAAGCAAGAGAGATATACCCCATGGCCCCCTGTGCGCTTAAATACGGTTGTTTAAGAGGATTAAGGAGTGCGGGCATGTCGTTTAAATAACGGCGCAACGGACCGTAACCCATGGTTTTCATAATCGCTTGCGCCATGGCAGGCGTTGTGTAGTACCCGTTAAGCGGGTTTAACACGTCACCAGGGATGGTGATTTGTGTGTTGTACATGGGTGTTTCCTCCAAAGAAAGAAAACGCGTTGCAGGAGCGTTACCAATCTCTGCCAACTCTAATAAATATTCGGTCACAGCAATAAACTGTTCTTGTTTCATTGCAGTCATCTGTGCTTGAGCCCAAGACTCGGTGACTTCGCCCAAAGCTTTTCTTACCTCGCTCGGAATGTCCGCTCTTTTTTGCTTAAGTTGCGGCAACAACAAGGTTTCTCCTCCTGTCTCCGCTGTCAGATAAGGTGGGGTAAACTCAAACATAGACACAAAAAGCTCGGCTCGCTGCTGTCCTGTGCCGCTGTATAAAATATCTAAATCTTTTTCAGCTTGCGCTGTGGCTTCTTCTATAGGGACACCTGTTCTATTGTGATAGATTGCTGCCAACTGCTCGACCGCAGCGTTGTGCTGATCTTTTTCTCTTTTTGTAGCGGTTCGTCTGTTGGGAGGACGCCAATCAGGAAACACGTACGCGCCAAAAATTCTGCCCATGTAGCGCTCAATCGCATCTTCAAGCAGCGCTATTCTTTCTTTGCTATAAACGGTGTAGTCCGGATCAATTTTTTTGACCAAATCAATGAGCCGTCTTGAGTTTTTGCTTATTCTTTTTCTTCCTTTTACAATTGCATCGACCAGTTCTCCCTGACCCAATCGCCTTAATTCTTTTTGTGCATCTTCATTGCCTCTAAACGATTTGGCGATTAACTCTTTAAAACGATCCATGGTTGTTATTGGGTCAAGATAAAAGTCCCCTGATACGTAGACTGCGCCTTCATCCTCTCTAGTGGCCCTTATTTTTATCAAACCCCTTTCAATGCTTTTTTCTAAGGCTTTTTGAATTTTTGCAATGTCTCTAAAAATCCGGTTAAGTTGTCTTTCAGACAGCCTGCCCTTGGCTATCGGGCCTTCGGGACCCGTTTGTAGTTCTTCCATGATTGTCGGACGCACGCCTCTGGGACGGAACAAACTTTTAAAACGGTCATACCACCAAGCCGCCCAATCACTCGTGCTTGTTCCCCGTGCGGGAATCCACCCCAGGTTTTCAGGGTGCATTGCTGGATCTCCCATCATTTTAACTAAAGCCCTTGATTGGGTTTCCGGTGCCCACAACGCCTGGTAGGTTTTACCGTCCATTTCAATAGAGGGCAACAGGTTCTCATTAAGCTCCAGCGTTCCTGAAAGCGGATCAACAAATTCTATAGCATCGTATTCCGCATAAAAAACTTCCCCGGTCAACGGGTCTCTAAGCGCTCTTTCACTAAAATCACCCGTTCTAGCCATGTCATAAAAGTACAACCGTATTGTCGAATCAAACGGTACGCTTTTAAAAGGAACGGCAGGCATCGGGTTTATGTCTTCTTGTAGTTCTTCGGGAACCTGGTCTTGAAGCACACCTTCTTTTTCCGCTGTGGGTTTGTACACAATAACGTTGTTAAATTTATTGGCACGCACCCACTTGCTTATAAACTCTCTGAACACACCGGGCACAAAGAAACGGCTGTTGACCCCATAGGGGTTTTCTAGGTTTTCAGGGAGATCGGGGAGTTGCAGCACAGGTTCTTGGGAGCGCTCAATAATCCGGTCGATTTTTGCCTCAATTTCAGCAATCGACTGATTATTTTTTAACACTTTTTGATTGTATTCTGTTTCTTCTATGGCACCTTCCGCACGTTTGTTGTCTAAACGACGTTTCGCCAACCGTTTATTTAAAAGATTTTTTGATTGTGTTATCAAACGTCGAAGGTCTTTTTGCATTTCTTTGATGACCAAAGGAGCCTTTTTGTCCACGGTGCCTTGAGAAGTAAACCCAAGATCCGCCATCTTCTGAGCTACTGTATTGTAAGCAGTAACAATCCGGTCCGCGGTCCCCGGTTCTATGAGCTCGTCATAAAGTCTCTGCACAGTTGGATTAAAGAACCCTGTCTTGCCCTTCATTTTTTGTGCTTCCGGAGTATTCTCCAGGCCAACCACCCCTTCTTCAATCTCAAAAGGAGTGTACTCGACAGACTCTAGTCGTTGAACCCCGGTCCCCGGTCCTTCCATTTTGATTTCCGATAAGAGAGCTGTCTTTTCTTGGTTGAGTTCCTCGGTGATTTGTGCGTCTTCGCTGTACCTAAGTTCTTCTTCGATTTCTCTTAAACGTTTTAGCCGTTCATCAACCTTTTCAAACTCTAGTCGAGTTTGCTCAATACGAGCAACTTTTTCTTCTTGCTTAAGAATAGCTTCATCTATTTTTTCAACAGCGGCCTTTAGTTTTTTAGTGTCTTTTAAGTCGGGATCTTTTAAAACATTTTGTTTTTCTTTCTCAAGATCATTTAATATTTGAACGGCTTCCGATTGCGCAGTACCTGTTTGCGCCAAACCCAAAGCAACTTTTTCTTGGTCCGTTGTTTCAGTAGCAATTTTTTCCTGCCAGTCAAGATATTCTTGCTGTATCCTGTTTTGCTCTTCCGGAGTCAACATTTGATAACCCGTTGTTTTAGGCGTAATCATTTCTTTTATCTCTTTGTCCGACAAACCGTAGTCAATCATCTTGGCAGTAGTAACCTGCATACCCCCGGCTGTGATTGTTGCAAAGAAGGTTATTACAGCACGTTTTTTAGCCAGTTCACCTAAAAGTTGTTCTTTTTCCACGCCGTCTATGTTTGGATCGTTTTCAATGGCCAACCTTTCCTTGTCCAAATCGTACTGATAAGCGTTTAGGTTTTGTAGAATCGTGGCCGCCTGCTCTCCTGCAATGTCTTGGAAAAGAAACTTGAGCGCGTTTTTAGAAAAACTCCCAGCCGCGTCTTTGGCGCCGGGGAAGAGTTTCAAAAGTGTTTTAGCAGGAAGTATTTCGGTCGCGCCTTCAATAAATCCGTCTATTCCACCATAAATAAATGCGTCTTTGTGAGATAATCCCTCGGCTCTTCCACTTGTATAACTGTCGCCCGCGGTCAACAAAGACATACCAGTAATCAATGCTGTCGGACTTTTTTGAAAAATGCTTGCCACCAATAACGGTGTCATCATGGTAAAACTTATCACGCCGCTTCTGATCCCTTGTTGTAGGTTGCTTAACTCTTCAGGGTTGAGGTCTTCGACTCGCTTAATACCTTTCTTGATTTGTTCAATTAGCTCCACGGCAGCTTCGTCAATTTGCTGGTTTAATAACTCTCGTTCTTCGATAGTTCTAGGGATTCCTGCATAGGCACCAGGGGCTTGGGCAAAGCCGTAACGTGAACCTTCCAGAGCACTTAGCTCTAAAGCATCTTTGGCATTTTTAAACACTTGTCCGATTTGAGGGCCAATGCCTTCAAAGGTTTCTGCAACTTCCTCTGAAGCGTCTAGTGCCATTTCTTGTTTGATTAAAGAGGCTTGTCCAACCATCTCTCTCCAAGATTGTTTCCGTTGTCCGCGGACATCGGGTATATCTTCTTCGGGTGGGGGAGGAGGCTGTGTTTCAGTGCCTTTCGGAGAAAAAAGCTCGTCAAGTTGGGCCTGCGTTAAAGAAGCCATGTTACGGAACCAGCGTTTCTTTGTCGCCTATTTTTAAAGTGTCTCCGGAGTTAAACAACCCTGCTTCAATCATGGCATTAACTTGGTCTTTGGTGATACCCATTGCATCAAGATCCCAGGTTTTAGGTGCAGAGGGCGTTGCTTGGGCACCGCTGTCTTGTGACATCATATAGTCTCTTACGACATTCGAGAAATTAGGGTCTGATGGAAGAATGGTTGACCCATGAAACTTGATTATAGGCGCAAACTCTTGCTCAAACCTCTTTACTTTCCTGTCATAAGGCATCGTGCCACCGCCAGCGCTTTTATAACCTTTCCAAGCAGCATCCGCTAGATCTACAAACTTAGAAACTCGCGTAGCTATGTCGCCTTTTCCAGAACCAATGCCTAGCGCTTGTTCTGCGATTCTTTTGTCTATGTCATCAGAGTTTGGATCTTTTAATACGTCCCTCCAATATTGGTCCGTGCGCCATGTGTCCGTAAAGCCTTCGTCTCCAATCTGTTTAGTCAGAATGTCTCCAGCTTCTCCAATAGTTCGTGTTCTGATGTCGCCAATGTTTTGCATCAATGTATTGGACAGTTGGTCTTCTATCTTTTGCCCTTGCTGATAAACTGCTCGCAACATGTCGGCATCGCCTTGAAGCAATGCTTGCTGTTCGGCTTGTTTTAGTTTTTTAATTTCCTTATCGTATTCAAGCGCGGCTTCGTCTCCGGCGAGCTCTGCCATTTTTGGTCTTGTAGAAAGAGCGTCTAGCCACTTGCCTCCCATGGTGGAAACCGCGGGAGAATAAGAAGGTGTGCGCATAGCTTTTCTTTTCGCAACGTCTCTGACTTCAGCCGCTAACTTTTCTAGGTCTGTCCAATCAGTCATAAAACCTTTGCTGAAATCACCGGCCCTTATTTTATCATCAAGTTCGTCTCGTCTTTTTTTAGCCGCTGCGGCTTCTCTTTTTCTCATCTCTTCTTCAGACACTATGGATTGTCTTTCCATTTCTTTGATAATGGACAATGGATCATCGTCTTCCTCCGGCTGTACACCACCCACACCGCTGCCAGCAAACATCTTCTGCACCGCTTGATCGCCCATATCCATAGGCATGTCCATAGGCATGTCCATAGGCTGTTCTTGTACCGGCGGAGCGCCGACTATCATACGCGCTTTTTCTAAGTAACTTTGTGCTACTTCTGCGGGAATAAGGTCTATTTCTTCGGGAAGATTCATAGCTTCTTTCACTGTTGCTTCGGCTTGTCCTTCCATTACTTCAATTTCATCGGACAAAATCATTTCCATGTCTTGCATCGGCATTCCACCCGTTGCCATCTGCGCCTGCATAACAGACATGGCTTCATCAAATTTTTGGTCAAAGATTGACATGGCTTGTTGTTTTGCCAACTCAAGTTTGTTTTCTTTGACTTCCGGTTCTGTGGCCATTTCTTCGTCCAGTCCTGCCACAATACCGGCATCTGTCACCGCAGGGGCTCCAAAGTTTCCTTCAGGGAAAAATCCTGCGCCGGCAATACCTGCACCGGTTTCTGCCATCTGGTTAAGCGGCTCACCCATAAATTCCGCCGGACTAAAAAGATCCGGTGAAACCGAAGCAATGCCCATAGGACCGCTGCCTTGTTGCATACGAGGCATTGGCACGATTGCGGTGCCCACTGCACCGCTTCTCATGGCCTGTTCTACCTGTTCTAAATCTTCTCCTCCTAAATCTTCTCCTCGCCTTTGTTTAAAGCTTCGCATCATTTCTTGATAACCGTCTCGTAGTGCGCCTATTGAGTCCGCAACGAAAGGTGCCACTGAACCAAAGCCCAACGCAACAGCGGTCTTAGCATTTTCATTATACAGCCTTGCTCCAGCCACATATTTTTCAAAAGAAGGGTCTTCAAAAAACCCGACTTCACTCAGATAGGGGCTAATCGCAGTGTTGTCTATTGCTTCGGCTATCCTACTACCTGCTCTTTGTGAAAAATCAGTGGGATCGCTGCCTTGTTGCATACGAGGCATTGGCACCATGCCGCCTCCGTGCATGTTCACCGCATTTCTAAACATGGGTCGTTTGTTCCAGGACACGTTTAGCTTCCTCCAAAGATGTCATCAAGCAAGTTTTTAAGGAGAGTGCCTTGATCGCTAACATTGCCGTAGTTAGTAGTGATGCCTGTGCCCATGGTCTTAGGCAACATACCTATAATTAGGTTGGCCAAAGCGCCTAACCGAGCCAACGGCTCTCCTGCCAATCCTTGCGCTGTTTGGAACTGGGCACCGAGTCTTTGATCGGCAATGTTTCGGGACTGTCCGCCCAATATGTTCATCAGACTAATTTGATCGGACAACATGCCTTGGCCCATCTGTCCTAGGCCCGCGATTCCCGCTCCAAGGTTCCCGTACATATTGGCTCCTCGCAAACCCATCTCCCCCGCTTGCTGCATTCTTCGTTGTTGCTCCTGAAAAGCCTGTTGTGCTTGCTGTTGTGCTTGAGTGTATCCTTGTGCTCGCATTTTTCCGGCTGTGCCCGACATGCCTCTACCTAATTGTTTAAAACGTTCTTGTGCCATGAGTCGTCCACGACCGCCACCAAACGCACCGGAATCCACGGCTTGTGCCCTACTTCCCATGTCTTGTTGTGCCCAGTTCTCATACACGTCATCAAGCGCTTTTTGCACCGCCATGTCTTCGTAGGGGTTGTAAAAAGCTTTGCCCATGTTCGGGTCATACGCCTGTGCTCCCATGTACCCCGCTTGCAGTCCTTGTCCCAGGTGCCCGAGCCCTTGTCCATAAGCCCCGGCTCCTTGTTGTAGGTAAGGCTGAAAACCGCCCAACCCAGAGGCTAGGTTTCTGGCCTGCATTTCATAAGGATCTAGTCCGGCAAACTGTTGTGTTGGAATGGGCGTGGGTTGTCCTGCCCATTTCCAGGCGTTGTCGAGGAAACCTCGTCGCATTTGTTCAACCCAAGGCGGCTCAAAAGAAACAGTTGAACCCGGTCCTTCAGTAGACGTATTTGTTCCGTCTTGTAGTCTTAAAAGCTTATCTATCACTAGCCCATCCTCTCTAAATTCTTCATTATTTGATACATTTGTTTTGCGCCCTGTCTAACGTCACCGCCGCCCATGTTTTGAACCGCTTTTCGCGTAAAAACAAACTCATCCGGTTCTAAAAGTGCCGGAACCACGTCGCCGTGACCTTTTGCATTCATAATACCACCACTTTGACCGCCTTGCACTTCTTCAACAAAAGGCTTTCCGATTTTATGTGTGGCTGCCGGAAGACCTTGTTGCCCGACCGGGATGCCGTAGTCCTGTCCTTGCAAATAGTTTGGACCCATCCCAGCAAGGGTCATGTTGCCTGTAAACGGGTTGTCTTTTTCAAAATCACTCATCGCTGCCCCTTGTCCGGTGGGCACCTCGTATGTAGCCGCATCCCACGCTTCTTTGTACGCTTTACCTTGAAGAAAAAGCTTTAGTAAGTCGGCTATATTGCCGCCTTCTCCGAAAATACCGGATAAAATATCGCCGCCAACACCGGTCGCTCCAAAGAAGTTCTTGAGCCACGGTCCGATGCCTAATCCAAAAAGACCGCCCTGATTGCTGCCGCCGCTTGATTGTCCACCTACTTTTTCCCATTTTCCGTTTATAACTATATAAAGATCATCTCCTACACCGTACACGGCGCCTTCGCCGTACTTAGGGTCATTTGGGTTAGGAAGAGGTTTTCCAGAAGCATCTGTCCCGTAATCACCATTTGTGTCTGTGCTGCCGGGTTCTTCATACTCCTTCCAAATGTTGTTTGTAAGAATATACTTAATGTCTCCGACCGTTATAATATCACCGTTTTCGTAATCCATAATAGAAGGAACATCGCTCCCCGCTGGGAAAACTGTCTGTGGTCCGTCTGTGTCTGTGTCTGTGTCTGTGTCTGTGTCGTTTGCGCCCCCGCCAGTTACCCAGTTTACATAAGCCTCCCATGGAACATCTGCACTCTGAAAATACTCTTTCAAAGAATTGCCATAAGTTTTATAACCCGAATCTTTTAGCCACAGCATTTTGGTAGTGTTCCAAGAATTAGGCCCCAGTCGCTCGTTTCCAAACCTACCTTTAAACCAACTAATAAAATCAGCCGCCATTTGTGGTGTCATTCCGGTAGGTGTGCCGCCCTCTGATAAACGCATTATTCCTGTCTGCATCATATTATCCGTCTCCGTCCCCTGGCCAAGGCAAGCTGTCTGGCCACCAATAAGGTTTAGTGTTTTGTGTAATTTGTGGCGGCAAAGACCTTATTCCTAAAGGAGATAAAGTTGATTCATCATACACAGCTCGAGGAGGCGGTGCGCCTTCAAAAGTACCGTGTTCTTCAAAATACTTATAAATTTCTTCCCAATTTTTAGGCATACCAAAGCTTGTAGCCATGCTGGGTCTTGCATCCACTCCGGCTGCTCTTAACTCGTCCATTGTTCCATAAACACTAGATGGTCCTTTGTTTTGTGAAAAGAAAAACTCTCTTACTTTGTTAGGGGTTCCATATATTTCACTGTGCGAATTTGCAATTTCTTGTGCGTCTTCTTCTGAAAACCCTTGATCTATGTAAGTTTGTGGATCAATCATTTTAGCCACTTGTCTCATCATCCTTCTCATCCCTCGGGTTTCTTTGCTTCTAGCTCTTTGCATTTGACCGTAGCTGCCACCTGCGCCTTTGCCACCACCTTTTCCACCGGGGAATTTGCCAACACCCGAGTGCATTCTTAGTAGGTTCATCATTGCTGAGGGTCCGGTCCCTGCGGCCCTAAATTTCTGTGCTGCTGTGGCACTTGTGTTTCCCTGAGTATTAAGCATTTTGTTGAGCATGGCTCCTGGAATACCGCCTACTTTAATTGTTGCGTTTCCTATGTTTACAGGAAATCCAGGCATCATGCCTGCCATAGTGCTAAAAAAATTGCCTATACCACCCATTCTTCCTTGTTGTCCTGGCACCGGTCCTCCGTTTTTGTATCCTTTATATCCGGACGCGTAGGCTGCCCGGGCTTGTCTTGCTGCTCCGGCTCTTGTCGGATAAGTCTTTCCGGACTTACCCCACTTATAGCCGCCGCTTACTTTTGTTATGGGCATTATAGTATTGGGACCGTGGTTGCACCGTTTGTTGATACGGTTAAATCGCCAAGTTGTCCCGTGGCTTGCACGCCTTTTCCACTGGGCGAGTATAATGTTTGCCACTTCTTGCCATCAAAAACTTGCAGACTGTCTTCTGTCAGGTTCCAAATGACGTCTCCGCGACTAAATAAGTTTTGATCGCGGGTTGTATTAGTATACTGATAAGTTGCCGTGGGATCAAAGCCTTGTAGGTTTAATTCTAGGATTCTTACCAATCTGTTAAATAAATCTGAGTCCACCTCTCCTAAAGCGGTGGGTAAACGTGTGTCTAATAGTCTTGCCATTATCTTCTCCCGTCTGGTCGAGTGTTGAGTCGCATGGCCCCGAGCCGCCAGCCCACGCCAAGCCTTACCCCGGTTGACGCGTCATCGTCTGATTCTAAGCGAACCACGGCTTGTCGTGCTCGTCCTCTTAAATCAACCTTAGTCGTGCTCGCCGTTACTTGGTTGGTGCTCTTAGTGGTTAGTGTTTCGTTAGGAAAGTTTCTTGTTTTTAACACAAAATTCACCGCTTGATCTGAGCCTCCGTCCCCTAAAAACCGAACATCGGGTATGGCGTTTTGTATTTGGGTATAGCTATTGCCTATGGCATCCAGCGCAAAATCAGCCGATTCAATATAAACATTGTCCATGGGGGAGCCGTCCGCATCGTTTCCGGTTTCGTGTTTATAGACATAATTGTTTGTGTCTACTCCGGTTGCTCTCGGATAAGGCTGTACCCCTTCATCCAACCACGCATAACGGACAAGTTCTCCATAATACCAAACCTGTTCTTGGTAGTTATAGACCACATAGCGATCTATTTCATCGGAGCTTCCCGAAGGATAAAACCATCCGACCTCGTTGAACTGTCTGTTTAAATAGCCAAACGTTTTGAAAGACTGGTTTTGGTTAAAGTCATTAAACACATAGCTGTGCACACTACAAGGAAGTCTTTCGACCGTTCCGCTATATCTGTAAAAGCCCGAACGATCCATCCAAAAAACACCCGGAGGCGCGTTGACCGCAGCTTTAGGCGAAACCATGCCGACCCCTTGATTAATTAGATTAACTCCAAAAGTGTAAGGAGGACCAATAAACTGCATACTGTAAAGTGCATCATCTGTCCAAATCAGTATTTCTTGCCGTGAGCGAAGACCGCCGACAATTTGAGTTCCCGCCGAGAGCCTTAGTGAGCCGGCGGTGTTTGTAAGCTTAGGTTCCCACTGAGTAATGTCTTCTTGGTCACACCAACAAATAAACATGGGGTCAATAACACTTGTTCTAGCTGTTCCACCAGCATTTAAAGGGTCTGCGCCCAAACAAATAACGTGTCGGTCAATATCACTTACCAAGGTTTGCAGTGCCAGTGTTGGCGGCAAGTTGGCGCCGATAGACGAATCGCTTAGGCTCTTGGCCCTGACGCTCGTTCCGTTGTCCTCGGTCCAATAAAAAATGTCCCCTGCTCTTGGATTCATAATAAGGTCTTCTCCAAAATTATCGTGTGTCCATAACCTTAACTGGTTGTTAAACGCCAGTGCGGAAGCCGAACCAAAAGTTCCGTCGCCCCATGTACTAGCTCCCCAACCTGAACCAGAAACATATTCATCTAGTCCTACATTAATCTGATAAGCACCTACCGTGCTTGATCCACCATTACCGCTGTCACTGCTGTTAGCTGTTACGGTGTCCCCGTCAGTGTCTTTGGCTTCAATGGTGTAGCTGTTAGCATTAACAATGGTTGCGACCTGATATTCTTGGTTTAAAACAGCAGCGGTGATAAGTCCCCCTAAAGTAGCGGCACCGCTAAAGGTGACAAAATCATTCTGGCTTGCGCCATGGGCCGTGTCCGCTACGGTGATCGTAGCGTCCCCGTTGCTCGCTGAAAACGTTACATCCCCCGCCGAAGTCGTGGCTCTTATAGGCGTTATATCGTAGAAACTGGTTCCGTCTTTGACGTAATACTTTAAAGTGGTTCCAAGCCCCAGATATTTGGTGCCGCCTAAAGACACCCAAGCATGGAGAGCACGTCCCGTTCCCAAATAAGTATCGGTTTGCTCTTTAACCCAGCCCCCTATTTTTTGAGGAAACCCTTTTTTAAACCGCACAAGATTGCTGTCAAACCAGCCTCCCTGAGCGGAAAAGGCGGTTCCTTCTCGGTTTATTCCTGGGACCATTTCAAACTTAGCGTAAGGCATTATTCTTTTTCCTCTTCTTCGTCTATCTCCCTATAATATCCTACAATATGAAGGATTTGCTCCAAGTATCGTTTAATTTCACCCATGTTCATAGACAGGTTTTCGTAGCCTTGGCTTGTTAGTCCGTAATAAGCAACTCTCGGCTCTTCCCCAGACTCGACATTATCTAAATATTCTTGCATCACATCAGGGGACAATATACGCCACTCCACTGGCGATGCTTTAATAGGCTCTGGCAGCGGTGGATGGTAAATAGGGGCGGATTGTGCAACACGCACGATTTCAACCGGTTTTGTTTCCGGTTGGTTGTCAGTTAGTCCCTCAAACAAAGAGTAGGTAGAACACCCACTAATTAAGGGTAGCAGTATCAGTAGTTTTTTCATCAAATTGCTCTGGACTTGTTATTCTTTCTAAATCATCGCCAACCCTAGCTGTAGCTCTATTGACCTTACCTTCTAAAACAGCGGGCTCCGTTAAAGCCATTCCCTCTAAATTAAAGTTTGCAAACTTGCTTCTTAGCTTTGTTACTTGCGCTTGCGACTCTGTGTATTGATTATTAAGCGACTGTATTTGCTGTTGCGTTTTCTTAGCCGTCTCTACCGCTTTTTTAATCTGATCGTTTTGTTCGGCTATGGTTCTTTCCAAAACCGCTTGATTGTTTATTGCGGTTTGTAGTTCTATCTTTGCCTTATCCAGTTTAGTGAAAACAATCACATTAACAGATATAGACACCAACAACAGCGCACACAAAAACAATACTAGCTTCATTCTTTATCGCCTTTAAAGCTCTTAGAAGAGCCAGACGTTCCTGCATAGAGCCCAAACCAAGCTGCACCCGCACCTACAATAATAGATATAAGTCCAGACTGTTCAAAGGTTGGGTTCTCCAAGCCCATAAACCACATTACGGTGTAATAAAGTAAAAAGATGTAGACCGTTAAAAAGGCTCTTGGAAAAATACGCCAGGAGTCCACAGCTTGCGCTAAAAAGATCCATCTCTGATGGGGGTTATTGTTCTTTGTGTCTTCTAAATCTCTTATTTTATCTTTTAAAGCACCAATCTCTTCGACCATCGCCATAAACTTATTGAGGTCCATTTCGACTTCATTTCTGTCCATGTCGCCCGCAAATCTGCCGCTTGGGTATCCGTCATTCATATCTCGCCTCAGTTAGCTAAAGGGTTTTCGTTTTTATTCTCAAGTCTTTCTACCTGGTTTCCAAGAGACTGTATCCTTGTTTCCATGGTTGAAAGATCGACCTCTATAACCTGTATCATTTCGCCATTATCTTTAACATCTGGAACTATACTTCCGTCTATTGTCTTATTGATGAAATTAACCGAAGTTTCTATTGAGGCAAAACGTTCTTCGATAGCGTTTTGCGCATCTTCTGTTGCGCCTAGAGTCGCTATCTTGTTTTCTAAGTTCTCTATTCTGTTAATGTATGTAGCACCCTGGTACCCGAAGCCAGCGAGTGTGCTGACGATACCTGCCAAGGCAATTAATTGTGTTGTTTTTGATTGAAACCAGTCCATGTTTCCTCCTAATAATATTTTGTTACTTTTCTTCTGTCGTTCATTACCGCACCACAACCCTTTGCAATGCCCGATTTTATTGGGCTTTTAGCCTTTCCTCCACGGGGCGTTTTCTTTCCCGATTTAACTGACTTTACTTTCATAGCTTAGGCTGCATATCCATTAAATTTTTCATTCCAGTTAAACTTTCGCCATATAAACCAACAAATGCCGAAGTATTATCCGGTATGGATACATTACCATAAATTGCTTTTGGTTCATACCACTCGGACGCGTCCGCTAGAGTTACTTGCCTGTACGCACTAAAGCCAGGTACATAGCCCATATAGGCAACAAGTTGGCTGGAATCACCGTATTCCCCTGTTTCCTGCTGCTCTTGCTCTAATTCTTCTTGTTGGTTCTGTATGTTTTGGGCCACAATTTGATCGGCAATCTGGTCTGCTTCACTTGCTGTCATGCCTCCTGAGACCGCCGTATCAATTTGACCCTGCATGTCTTGTACTTGTGCATCGGTGCCTGTTGTTTGTGTGCCCCCCACCGTTGGCATAAGGTCTACGGAAACAGAAGCATCGGCAGTAGAGGTCATGGTGTCCGTGGTCCCCGGTCCTTGGTCCGTGGTTGTTGTTTCTGTGTCCATGGTCCCCGAACCACTGAACGAGGAGCTCCCTGCATCAGCAGCGCTCATAGACAAAATTTGTTGTGTTTGCGCAGCCGAACTCGCAACCTGAGCAGAAATACTTGGTGAGTTATTTGTGCTTATAGAGCCACCGGATACCGAAGACACCACAGCAGTAGCTTGGGAACTAGAAACGCTCGTAGAGCCGCCATAAGAGCCCCCAGACGAGGCTGAGGTTCCCGTTGCCTGTGCAGAAGTCCCAGAAGTGGTACCGCTTACACTGTTTGTCGCTGCCCTAATGGTATTAGCAACAACATTTAATTGTTCGGCTTTTTTGTTGTCCTTCTTGGTTTCATTCTCTGCGACAGCAATTTCGACAGCTTCTTCTCTGTCCTCGCTCTCTTCTTCAACTGCCTCCGTATCCTCCAATTCTCCATCTTCATCCTCAGATAAAGCAGCAATATTTTCAGCTTCCTCTTGCTCAACCCATTCCTCCAATTCTTCTATGGTTTCAAACTCTAAAAACTCAACGGCTTCCTCTTCAAAAAACTCTTCTATAAGCTCTTCGTGTTCAAAGTGGTCCAATAAAACGGTGTCTATTTCTGGAAGATCGTAGTCCACGAACAAAAGGTCTTCCTCATAAAACTCTTCAAAAATAAACACCTCTTCAACGTAGTCGAAGACAAGAGCCTCCTCTTCAAGGAAAGCCTCCAATTCTTCCACAAACACCGGTTCTTCAAAAAATGGCTCGAAATATTCCTCCTCAAAAAAAGGCTCGAAATATTCCTCTTCTTCAAAATAAGTCTCTACTTCCCATGGCTCATCAAGAAAACTATCCACTCCTTCATAGTAGTAATCCTCTTGGAAAAACGCATCTTCATAGTACGAACCGTCTGCAAAATAGGTGCTTTCATCTTCATAACCATATTGGTCATAGTCGTCTTCATATCCATACATGTCCTCGTATGCGTTGTAAATTTCATACTCTACCACATACCCTGGACACGCGGGGGAGTGTTGTGAGTCCAAAGTACATTCATAATCAAATAAATCGTCCCAATAATTAGGGCACTGAGTAGAATACAATCCATCTAAATCACATTGCTGTGTCAAGTACGCAGCAGCATATCCGGCACAAGCGGTGTTATTTAAAGGATTGCTGCAATCAAGAGCGTTCCCAGAGCCTAGGCCATATAAAGAACCGCCGTTTTCCAATAAAGTGTTTGATGCCGTGGCGTTCCAATTGGTGTTGACACAAGTGCCTGCTACATTCGTTGTGCCAGTGCTACATTCGTCATGGAACAAGTAAGTGTATAGTTCGTCTGCTGCACCTTGTTCTCCAATCAATACATCGTGGTTAATAATGTTTAAACCACCGTACCTAAACTCAAAACTGTCATCGGCTTTCCACAACACAACTTCAAAACTATTGTCTGTGTTGCTTCGATTGTATTCTCGTAAGTTGTACCAACCAAAAACACTTTTATCGGTGAAGTTCTTGGCTAAAACCTTTGATCCGTTGTCTCGTATTAGATCAGTCCAGAAAGGATAGAGGGTATATGTAATTTCAGGTAAAGGATCAGGTGTGTAGTCATTACAATAGCCTCCTGACGACCCAAAATGTAGGCACCCATTAGTAGCCATTCGTGCAGTAGTAAAATCTTCGCCATAAAAAGTAAACGTAAAATCTAGTGTAAAGGCTGAAGATACTTGGTCGTCACCAACACCCATATTAGTAGTGTTTTGCTCATTTGCTAGATTAAAAAGGCTTTGGTTTGCTTCGTACACATAAGTTGCATTAACTATTGGTACAAATAATAAACTAAGGATTAATAGTAGATTCCTCATTCAAGTCATTCCACTCCTTGCTACAAGTTCCCAATCCTTTTCTAAGACCTTCATCATTCCTTGTTTTCTTACAAGCTTTAATAAATGTCCAGTATTCTTCTGAGGCTAGCTTCTTAACTCTTTTTGCTTCCGCCTTTTTATTTTTCTTTGCAATCTTTGCATCGGCTTTAAGTCTTGCTTTATATTCTTTTGCGTCTGGTCTATGGTGTGGATTAGCTATCCAAGATGCTTGAGCCTCAGAACCTATCTTGCCCTCGTAAGGACAAGGAGTTCCTGCCATTTGCATTGCTTTAAAAACTCTAGGGTCTTGGCATAATATTCCAACTGCAGCGACTTTCATGCCTGTATCATATAGATACTTAGATAATTTAAGCCTTTCGCAATTTTCATCTCTTACAGTACGACCAGCAGATAAACCAAAAACCTGTCCTTGAAACGCGCCAGAACGACCAACAGTACAAAGGTCTTGACTATAACTCATTATAGA